TCATTTGCTAAACGCCTTAATCTCTTCGTCATCTAAGTTGGTATCGTAACTCTCGCCACACTTAGGGCAAGAGATAACCGCCATAAAACTATTCCCGTAAGGGGCTAGGCTAATCGTTGTCTGCTGGTTGCAGTTATCACAAATTGCCCCGTCAGTTTGCGCTTCGTTAGGACCACACTCCGCGCAGATGTCGCACTCTGTAATCGCTTCGTTTATTCCACACTCTTCGCACTTCATCACGCGCTCGCTTCTTCTAGTTCTTTAATCATTTCGCGGGCTATCTCTGCCCAATTAACACGATATAGCGAGCCAATATCGGTGAGCATTAAGAATAATTCGTGATTATTCTTTACGCTATCGTAATCAAATAGTTCTTCAATTAGGTTCTGTAATTGGTCAGATAATTCACGAACCCCGTCTGCTTCATCTGCTAAACCGCGAGCGGTTAGATATAATCCGTAGGTGTTTTCTATCCATAAATTAACCGCCCAAGTTTCCCGGTTAGTCCAGCCATTGTATTTCTCGCACATTGTTTTCTCCTGTCCTGTGCTGATAGGCGTTTGCCTACCTAGTCCCTTAATGGTGTCTTGCTCACCGCGCACTCGTCAAGTGTTTAAGGGTGTGAGTTGTCTCTCACGGAAATCTAAGGTCTAAGCAGAATTGGCTTAGGGTTTCAATATCTCCCTTGCACTCGTCGGGTGTGGTTAGTTCTCCAACTATCCACAAGATACCCAAGAAGACCGCGAGCCAAAAGAGAAACCTACATACCGCCCGAACTCTTAAACCCCTTTGAGTAAGTGCCATTACGCCACCGCCTTTTCTCTTAGTGGCAAACCCGCAAGGGTGCGCAGTTCGTTCTCGTGCTTCTGCCACATCTCAGAAATCTGCTCGCGCAATTCGGGTTCCACTTCGTAACTTGCTCGCCACGCTTTATTACTTAAATCAGAAATCTCTTTACGCTCTTGCTCTTGCATCTCACGCAGTTGGTTCTCTAGTTCTTTTATTTGGTCGCGTAATGCTTGAAGTTGCGGTGCGTATCGGTTAGATACTGCTTCTATCTGCTCGCCTATCCCGTCCTTGTGTGCTTTAATTCGTGCATCTTGTTCTTTGGTTGCCAAGATACCGCGTAACGGGTTAATCGTTGCCAATTGCAGGGCTTCTAGTTCTCGCACTTTGGCGCGGGTCTTTGGGTCTAACTCATTGTATTCATTAAAGGTTATGTGGTTATAGACCTTTAGTCCTTTGATGTTTCCCACTTTGTTTTCTCCTGTTCGTCGTTCTAGATAATCATTTGACTATCTACCACCCCCGCCCCTTTCGGGGTAGGGGTAGTAAATCTTCAAACCGCGCTAATGATAACCGCGTCCCTGTCTTTTGTCTCGCAATACTCGCGGGCGTCTTCTACGCTTTCAAACTTAATCCGATAATCTACTTCCCGCCCAAACCATAACCGCCCCGCTACCCAATACTTACCCGCTACGCGGTATACATAATAGTATTCGTGCGCTTTTGTGGTTCCGTCTGCGGTTCTATGGAATACCGCGCCCTTATTTTCCCATTTCATTATTTCACCCCGCAAGCGGTTAGAAATCTCTCGCGGTCAAATCGTGGATTTTCCTGCGCTAATCGCCACGCTAATTCGCCCGCTGTGAACTTTACGCCCTGCTGTTGTTCTGCGCTTGTGCTGTTCTCTATCTGCCATTTAATAGCGTCTGCGATTAACACGTAATCTTTACGGGTCATTTTCTTGCTCTCCTGTTCGGTTCTTTGGTGGTGTCTGCCATCATCAGAGACGGGGAAACACCCCCATCTGACCCCCTTTCGGGGGTTTCGGCTTTAGCGATAAGGTAATTCCTTGCCTGTGGTGGTCTGATACCAGCGAACCGCGAGACGCATAAAGTGCGGTGTGCATAATTGTTCAATATCTAAATCATCATTAAAATCTGCTTGTGGATTTGGGTTCTTGCAAAGTAAGCACTCGTCAGAGAGCCACGCGATTTCTTTGTATTCGCTCATTTTTTCCCCTTTTCGGTTCGTCTTGCTAGGTAGTTAATCTAACCACCTACCACCCCACCCCGTCAAGCAACGGGGCGGGATAGTAAGTCTTTAGCGTGTGCGGTCGTATCGGCTAATCAAGCCCCAGGTGTCGTCTTGCTTCTTTGCTAGGTGTTCGCCTAGTTCTTGCATATATTTTGAAAGTTGCTCTAAGTTGGTCTCTGAGTTATCTATCTCATTGTGCCATTTTTCTAAAGCGATTAAAAGAAGTTCATAATCGTATTTATTAAGACGTTTTGCCATTTCTGATTTTCCCTTTCAGTAGTTCTTTATTAACTTGTAGGAGAACAATATCAAGCGTAAATCTAGAAGTCAAGCATTTTCTTTGTGAGTTGCGTCACATCTTTACCCAATGGATATTCAGATATATTTAGTTGAACTTTCAACTATCGGAACCCTTTCGGGTGTATGGTCATATGGTTTATATGTATGGTCATATGGTTTGAATTCTGATTTATATATAAGGGGGGCGAACTAGAACCCGTCGGGGGGATAGTCGCTCACCCTGCCTTTTGATTTATATTTATTTATCTCTCAGAAATCTCTTATTTATTATTAAGTAATCTCTAAAGTTACCCTAAGGTAACTATATATATTCTCTCAGGTATAACTATCAAGTAAAGGTCTAGGGTCTGGGTCTTTGACCCCAGAGTATTTAAACTGCGGTCAGATGTAACTGTAACTATCTCCCTAAAATTTTCTGTTATATCAGGGGGCTATATATGCTCTGACCTGCGGTTTTACCGCATTACAATAGTGTGACTAAGGTCACACGATATTTTTGTTCGGTTTTACGTTTTGAACAGGTTATCTTATATGTATAGATATTTATATATCTATACGGAGCGTCGCTCCGCCTCTTGCGGGCTACGCGACGTAATATAATATATATTAAAAATAATATATATAATATAATATATATAATATGGGGATATTCTGCCGTTTTATTGGGACGTTATAGATAGGTTTTAACGGTAGGAATAACCGACTAGAATTGCTGAACCTGGACTAGGGGCTGAGACCTCTCGCAGAAAGTTGAATACCTACCCAGGGTGAAAAGATACGCTAACGGTGTAGGCGGGCACACCCACGAAGTCAAGAGTAGTGGGAGGAAAGGGTTCGTATCCCGACTGGTCTGACGAGACCAACGTGTTCAAGTAACTATTCAGCATAGCCTCATAGTTCAATGGACAGAACGCAAGGTTACGTACCTTGAGGTAGAGGTTCAATTCCTCCTGGGGCGCGATTAAAGGAGCACAATGGGACGTAAGCCAGGCAAAGTGGACTTACCAAAGGGCGACGCCCAGAAGAAAGTTCTAGCCTTATTAGAACAGGGCAGTACCATCTCAGCGGCTATGACTGCCGTCAACCGCAACGAGGTCACTTTCCGTCAATGGACAATGAACTCACCTGAGTTTAAGGAAGCAGCCGATAAAGCCCGCCTAGTGGGCAAAGGGGTCAAGGCTGACCTGAAGAACCTAAAGGATATTACCTTTGAGGAGTTCTCAGAGCAGTTCCTAGATTCTAAACTCTTTGACCATCAACTATCCTGGATTGACCTGATTGAGGGTCGTGAGCCAAGATTCCTTCACCCTAATATGATTTATGAACCAGGGGCGGCAAACCGCGTACTTCTAAACGTACCCCCTGAGCACGCTAAGTCAACTACGATTACGATTAACTACGTAACCTACCAGATTGCCGTTAACCCTAACGTGCGAATCATTATCGTCTCTAAGACGCAAGGTATGGCTCGTAAGTTCCTTAGTGCAATTAAGACCCGCCTATCCCACCCATCTTGGATTAAGTTACAGATGGCGTTTGGACCTAATGGCGGTTACAAGGCTGATTCACCTACTTGGTCAGCAGATATGATTTATCTAGGCTCAGGAAGAGATTCTGGCGAAAAGGACCCTACGGTGCAAGCCTTAGGTTTCGGTTCTCAGATTTACGGTGCTCGCGCCGACCTGATTATCCTAGATGACGTGGTGATGAACTCAAATGCCCACGAATGGGAAAAGCAAATTGAATGGCTTCAAAAGGAAGTTATCACACGTCTGGGACGACACGGCAAACTACTTATCGTAGGAACCCGCGTCGCCCCAGTAGATTTATATAAACAGATTCGTGACGGCTCCAATTGGACTGGTGGCAAAAGCCCCTTTACCTATTGTGCAATGCCAGCGGTTCTGGAGTTTGACGAGAAACCATTTAACTGGAAAACCCTTTGGGCTAAGACTGATAGACCTGAAGGAGATGTGGACGAACCAGATGCCGACGGACTTTATCCGAAATGGGATGGACCCTCGCTCTTTACAAGGCGCTCTGAGGTTGCACCATCTGTCTGGGCTATGGTCTATCAACAGGAAGACGTCATTGAAGATGCCATCTTCCCCCCAGCCGCAGTCGCAGGTTGCGTCAACGGTATGCGAAAACGAGGACCACTAAAACCTGGTACTCCAGGTCATCCTAAGCATTTGGAATCTTTTACCGTTATCGGTATAGACCCTGCTATGACTGGCGCAACTGCAGCCGTTGCTTGTACTTTTAATAAGGCTGATGGAAAGATTTATATTCTGGATGCGGTCAATATGACTGAACCCTCCCCACAGAAGATTAGAACTCTAATTGAAGAGTGGGTACAAAAGTTCAAACCGCAAGAATTGCGTATTGAAATCAATGCTCACCAGAAAGCGTATGCCCTAGATGATGATTTGCGAAACTGGCTTTCAGCGTACGGTTGCACGCTCAATCCTCATTTCACTGGTAAGAATAAATGGGATACCTCTTTCGGTGTCGCTTCTATGGCGACCTTATTTGGAAGCCTCAGAGACGGACGCTTCCAAGATAACAACCTTATTGAGTTGCCAAGTAACGAAGGCTCTGAAGGTCTAAAGGCTTTAGTACAGCAACTTATTACCTGGAAACCTGATACCAGAAACGCAACAGACTGCGTGATGGCTTTATGGTTTGCAATTATCCGCATCCGCGAGATGATGCAACAAGGTTCCAACTTGCAGCGTTACACCAACAATCGTTGGTCAACTAGAGCACAAGCCTCTAACAGAGCAAGTATTAATTTAGATGAAGCCTTTGCAGAGCAATGGCAACAGATATACGGATAGGAAATTATGGCACTATCAATTGAGCAGGTTAATGCGCGAGTACAGGCGCTTAAATATCGCGCTGTAGACCGCGACCAACGTGCACTTGACGTGCTTGCAGTTCGTAAGGGTGATATTGCATCTGTCTATCCAGACTTCTTTCCAGAGGGCGTAGATGCTAACGTAGTTGCAAACTTCGTAGATATTGTCGCACGTGACCTTTCTGAAGTTATGGCTCCGCTACCTGCAGTCAACTGCAATGCGGCTAACTCAGTTAAGGACCGCGCTCGCAAGTTTGCTGATACCCGCACCCGTATTGCATCTAATTATTTTGCACATTCAGACCTCGGCGTTCAAATGTATCAGGGCGCTGACTGGTATCTAACATATGGTTTCGTTCCTTTCATTATTGAACTGGACGAAGAAGCGAAGTTGCCACGTATCCGCATAGAAAACCCAATAGGTGCTTACCCTGAGTTTGACCGCTATGGACGTTGCGTTGCCTTTGCTAAGAGATATATGATGCAGTTAGGCGAACTCGTCGCACTATTTCCTGAGTACGAGTATCAATTACTTGGTAAGTTCCGCTATGAGCAGGACTTAACCCAACAGGTTGAGATGATTCGCTATTATGACGCTGACCAGTCACTAATCTATATCCCAACCAAAGAGAACCTAGTTCTCTCTCGTGCCCAAAATCCACTTGGCAAGATGATGGTTGTAGTTGCAAAGAAGCCATCTGTTGATGGTGAAATGCGTGGTCAGTTTGACGACATCATTGGTATCCAATTGCTTCGCAATCGTTTTGCACTTCTTGCAATGGAAGCAGCAGAGAAGAGCGTTCAGGCTCCGATTGTTCTACCTCAAGACGTAAATGAATTACAACTTGGTGGAGATGCAATTATCCGTACTGCAAATCCTGCAGGTGTACGCCGTGTAGAACTTACTCTACCAACGGGCGCATTTACAGAACAAACATTATTAAATCAAGAAATGCGTGTTGGTGCACGCTACCCAGAGGGACGTACAGGTAACATTGATGCTTCAATTGTTACAGGTCAGGGTGTTCAGGCACTTATGGGTGCTTTTGATACGCAAGTTAAATCAGCACAAGCAATCTTTGCGAGCGCACTGCGCGACGTTATCCAGATTTGCTTTATGGTTGATGAACAAATTTTCTCTAAAGAAAAGACAATTCGTGGTGTAGATGCTGGTGCACCTTACGAAATTACTTACAATCCTAAGAAAGACATCAAGGGTGACTACTCTGCAGATGTTCGTTACGGAATGTTGGCAGGTCTTAACCCAGCACAAGGTCTTATCTTTATGCTACAAGCACTTGGTGGTGGCTTAATCTCTAAGGATTTGGCTATGCGTGAACTTCCATTCCAAGTGAATGTTACTCAAGAAGTAGAAAAGATTGAAATTGAAAGTATGCGTCAATCTTTGCTACAAGGAATTCAAGCAATGTCGCAAGCAATTCCACAAATGGCTACATCTGGTGGGGACCCTGTTGAAGTAGTTAACAAGATTTCTGCAGTAATCAAGGCTCGCCAAAAGGGACAGGCTCTTGAGGACGCGATTGCGGAAGTATTCGCACCTGCAGAACCTGTTCCTCCTACTGGAGAAACCGCCCCTATGGTTGAGCAACCGTCCCCTGCTCCCGCTGGCGCTCCAGTAGGAGGCTCTCCTGCTGCGGCACAAGCACAGCCAGATATTCAAACAATTCTTTCTAACCTAACTGCATCAGGTGCAGCAGGTGGAAGAGCATCAATAGCAGCACGTCTATAACTTAAGAGGGGACAATGACTACCTTAATTGCATATCAAGGCAAAGGCTGGGCTGTAATCGGTTGCGATTCACGTTCATCTGATGAATCTGGTCGTCCTATGGTTATGGCTACTCATAAGATTATTGAGAACAATGGCGTATTAATTGCTGGTTCTGGTGCAGGTCGTGGCTCAAACATTATGCAATTTGGCTGGAAAGCACCAAAACCAACTGCAGCAGATGCACAAGACCTTGATGGTTTTGTAAGTAGAAAATTTATTCCAGAAATGCGTAAAGTATTTATGGATGCTGGCTACGATATGAAGGAAGATGGGGATGCAGCGGCGCACGATTCAGATTTTCTTGTCTGCCTTCGCGGAGTTATCTATCCTATCTTTGGAGATTATTCTTGGGATAGGGATAGTCGTGGTATCTATTACGCTGGCAGTGGTGGGGACGTTGCTCTTGGCTCCCTTATTGCTTATCTTGAGGGTGTTAATAAGGATGACCCAGAAGATGTACGAGATGCGATTACGCTTGCAATAAGAAATGCTTGCGAATGGGACATTTATACCGCACCACCTATTGTAACTAGAGTGCAGTACGCATAATGAGCAAAGAATTTCGTACAAAAGTTGAGAACGCTTTGCGTTTTCTAGTTGATAGTGACGAAGATGGAAAAGATTTTATCTGTTCTGGTTGGGTATTAGTTAGCGAATGGGCTGATTACAATGGAACAAGATACCTACACACAGAAGTAAGTTCAGAAATGACCCCCTGGAACGCAGCGGGTATGTTGAAACTTGCTGAAGAATACAATAGTGAATTAATTGATACCGAAGAGGAGGATGAAGATGCCTAGAGGTGGGATGCGTCCAACTGCTCCGCAGAATAATCCAGCCAATATTTCAGCCACAGGTGGCGACGGTCAAAGTGGCACACAACCTGCACGCTATATCTCAGGTCTTCCTTACGGTCAAGGAGAAGCAACTTACAATCAACAGACTGCTGCTCCAATGGCAGGTCCTGCTAAGGCTGCAACAGCCGAACAAATGGGTACACCATTTATGGGTATGGAAGTTACTCCTCTTGCTGCTCCTACTGCACGTCCTGATGAGCCAATTACTGCTGGTATGGATTTCGGTGGAGGACCTGGAAGCGAAGCGTTGGCTTTACAGAATCAGCGCACTCTTTCTCAGATTCTTGCATCAATGATTGATATTGACCCAACTGGAGATGTTCAGGAGTTATACAATTACGTTGCCTCTAGAGGTTTGTAATGGCAAAAAATAAACTAACAGATATTGCTGGTTTATCGCCAGGAGTTGCCACCGCTGCCGCTCAAGCAAACCTATCTGAAAAAGATAAACAGCAACTTGCTGCCTTTGCTCAGTTAAAACAGACCCACGAATATCTTGCTACTTTGCCACAGAATGACGCTTATCGCTCTTTCTCTGCGCTACCTAAAAATTATCAAAATGCTTTAACTACATTCTTTGACCCAAAGTATAGAGAAAAAGATTTAGGCTTCTTTGGCAATATTGCTAGAAGTGTAAAGTCCACAGCAAACTATACAGCGACTGCTTTCAAAGAACTTGGTATGCAAATTGCTGGTGTTCCAATTAAGCCAACAACTTCTGCATCTCCAGCCGAAGCACTTCTTACACTTGGTTTAGCACTACCAGTTTCTACAAACAAAGAGACTGGCGTATCTAGTGGTGCGGGTAAAGTTTTAGAAACGCTTGTTCGTCCTCAAGAAAAACTTATCAAGCAACCTTACATTGCTGAACGTCTTGCTGCAGAGCAGGGCGAAGGTGGCTTACTACAATACGGCAAGTTCATTGCTGAGGGTGCTAAAGAATTATTACCTGGTGGACGTGACGCTAAAGTAACTGACGCTTCAACTACTTGGAAAAAGTATTGGGAACAAGCATCTGACCCAGAGAGCGCATACGACGAAGATAAGACTGATGAGATTGAGCGTACCGCTCAAGCAGAATATGCTTTCGTTGCTAAAACTCTTGCAAGCAAAAAGAACTTTATTGATGTTTATGATGAGTTACTAGCAGACCCTAAGCGTCTTGAAATTGTACAACGCTATACTTCAGGTCGTCCTGAAGATAAAGAAGTTGCTATTCAGGTTGGTCGTCTTGTAGAAGCGTACGAACGCTCCAAGATTAGTCCAGGTCGTGATATTGCTCGTGGAGTTTCTGATGCTTTATTTGCAGCGTTTCCATTTGAGGCTGAAAAAGCAATTCAAGGTAGCACTGCATACAAGGCTTTCTTTAATACTATCTCTGGAACTGTAGACTTTACAGTTACCTTTGGTCTAGACCCACTGATTCTTCTTGGCAAAGCAAAGAAATCTGCAGACATTGCCCGCTTTGGTTTAATGAAACTTGGCGAAGACCCACGTAATTTAGATAAGGCTTGGCAGAATCCAACTGTTGTTCGCTATTGGGATGAAATTGGTAAGTTATTTGTGCAATACGAGAAGGGCAACATCCAGCAAAAGGGTGAAGCACTTACTAGAATTGCAGAACGCTTCCCAGAAATCAATCCTGACGTTGCACTTTACCTAGCACCTAACATCAAGAACGCTGATGATGCTCTAGAATTCTTCAAAGGCGCAGATATTATTGATGTAATGAGCAAGGGTAATGTCGGTTTACGCCGTGACCCACTTATTCCACGCTACACATTGGCTCGTGGCATCAAAGATTCGCTACGCGATAGAGCAGTTCAAATGCTTGGTACTGGAAAGTATAGCATTGGTACGCTACCAAATACTGTTGATGATATTGCTAGAACATTAAATGAAAATCCTAATATATGGGCTATAAATTTAGGTTATCGTGAGGCTGAAAAGGCTGGGGCACTTACAGGTTTCCGCGAAGGAAAGCGATTCGTTGCTAAAGATACCAGCACATACGCAAAGATTGACCGCGTTGTGCGTCAATTTGCTATCGCACCTAGCCAAGAGAAGTTAATTAAGATTTCAGATGCGTCTAGTGCTACTCAAGTTTACCGATTGGTAAGAACCGTAGCAGATAAGAACACAGCATCTATCTTCCGCGCTGCTTGGATTAATGCCACAGAGGGTCAGCGCCTACTTATGTATAAGGGAATTATCAAAACCTTATCTTATGGTATGGGTATTGACCTAACAGCCAGCGGTAAGCGTTTCTTAGATTCTATTGATAGTATGACTACTGAACTATATTCAGTAAACCAGAGCACTTTAGACTTAGGTGAGTTTTCACGTTTAGTTCGTACTACATCTAAGGGAAGCGCAGAAGTTCCGTCAGGTATTCGCGCTATTGTTGCAGACGCTACCGAAAAGGCAGATGCTGGTCAGTTAGCCGCACGCCTTGCTGCATCAACTGGTGCTGAGATGGCGGATATGATTTCTGAAGTTAATAAACTCAAGGTAATCAAGAAAGAATTAAAGGCTCGTAAGGCTGTATCTCCAGAAGAAGCAGCAATTATTGCTGAAACTGTAGAAGATATTAACAAGTCAATTGCATTGTACGGCGGTATGCTAGGCAAGACCCGTATGGCTCGCAAAGAAATCAAGAAGATTATTGAAGATGTAGAGCCAGCAGATATTGATTTGTTCAATGCTGCAGAACTCAATGGTGGTCAGTATGCAGTTCGTGCATATCAGTTATCTGATGCACGCTATATGCCTAACTTAATTGAATTACGTCAGTTTGAATTAAAGGGCAACGTACTTTCTGCACTAACTGGACGAGTAGGCGAAAGCATTTACTCACAAAAGATAGTTGATATTTGGTCATATCTAAACCTATATCCTCGTCTAGGTATCAGAACAACCATTGAAGAAGTTGGAACATTTGGACTTATTAATGGTACCAGTGGTGTTGCAAGATATATTCAGGGACGTTTAGCATCTCAGAAAATCCGTCAGGCTCAAGCACCTGGCTCTAAGGTAGCAGCATTTAGCCAAAAGGTTAAAGAAGTTAGCCCATTAGGAATCATTTCTAACCAGGTATATAAGATACTTGGCAAGAATTATTCGCCAGCAAAAATTGCTGCTATGGCTGAAGATAAAGAACTTATGGCTGAAACCGTAGGCAAGGCTATGTTAATAGACCGTCTTACTCCAAAGTTTTTACGTACTGCTCGGGGTAAGCAAGCAGCCCTTGATATTGAAGATGCAATTCTAATAAATGCTATGCGTGTATCAGATGATATTAATGGCGCAGCATATAAGGCTGAATTCAAACAAGATACTGCTGAGACTACCAAGAATCTACTTAAGGATTATGGTCCATCTGTAGCCTATAACGTAGATATTGCTGAAGCACTAAAGAATCAAGATTTTGCTAAGGTTTATTCTCAGATTCAATATAATCGTCCTGAGTTCTTGCTCAGTTGGTATATTGATTTGCATAATACAATCGGTAAGAAGAATATCTGGGGTAAGATTGTATTTGATAACATCTATAAAAAAGAAGAAGATGTTATTGAAATCTTGGTTAATTACTTTGAGGGTGCTGGCAAAGGACAGGCTTCACGCTCTGCTATCTATGAAGCAAAGGGTCCATACGGTCTAGCAAAGGCTGTATACCTAGATGCTACTAACGCTCTCAGAGATTTTTCAGGTCGCCTTAATAAGAAACTCATAGAAGAGATTAAGGCTTCAGGTGGGATTAAGGACTTTAACTTCCAGCAACTAGCAAAGTATGAAGAGAACTATCAGTTCCCTAAGGCTGTGCTTGGTCGTGAACTTATTCCACTTACTCAGAATAAAGCATCTGGCGTAATTGACCGCATTATGAAGAATGGTTATGGCTGGATTGGTAAGCAAGTAGCACTTCTTGACCGCGAACCTATCTTCTACGGCAACTATCTTATGTTCCGCGATAAACTTCGTGGTTATCAAAATAACTTATATAATGGATTCGTTGATTCAGGTATTGAAAAAGAAGCAGCAGAGAAGTTAGCCCGCACTCAAGCGGCTGAAGTTTCTGCTGATTTATCTAGATACCGAACTATTGGCTATATGGATAATGCTGATGTTCGCACAAACCTAGCCTTTAGTGTACGTAACTTTGGTCGTTACTATCGTGCTACTGAAGATTTCTACCGTCGTGCTGGTCGTATTGCTAAGTATGAAAAAGAAGCGTTAATGCGTCTTGCTATTACTAACCAGAGTTTCCAGCACTCAGGCTTTGTACACGAAGACGCTAATGGTGAATTGTATTTCACCTATCCAGGTGACGATATTCTAGGCTTTGCTCTAGATAATACGCTCTTTAGATTCTTTGGAGTTAATACTGGACAGCCTTTGTCCGTTAACTTCGGTGGTAAAGTCAAGATGTTAACTCCATCTCTTGACCCAGAATCAGCAGCATTACGACTTAGCGGTCCTTTGATTTCTGCACCACTTGCGGTTTTGAATAACTTGCCTGGTGTTGGTAACTGGTTACGTGCATTTGAACCAGTATTAACTGGTAGCCCACAAGATGTATCTTGGTGGCGTAAGTTAATGCCAATTAACGTACAGCGTACTATTGATATTATTGGTAGCCAAGAAGTAATGACTGACCAGAAATACTCAGCATTAGTTCAGTCAGCACGTATGCTTAACTCTATTGGTCAGGGTCCTACCACTGGCGCAGAGATAGAACCATTTGCTAACAAACTACTTACTCAAGCAACCAACATTATGTTCGTTCGCTTGATTGGTGGTCTAGGTGCACCTGCTTCTGTTCAGCAATTTGCTACAACAGATGTGCCTAAAGAGATGATTAATGCTGGATACTATACTTGGGATTCAGAATTTTCTAAGATTCTACAAAGATATGCTGGAGACCCAGAGGCTTACAGCCGAGCACTAACAGTCTTTGCTACCTTATATCCTACAAAGTTGGTTTATACAGTATCTAAGACTACCTCTGGTACAGAGGCTGGCTTCCAGAAGACTTATGAGGCTGCTAACTTTGTAAAGAATAACAAAGACTTTGTAGAAAACCACAAGCAAGCAGCAGCGTTCTTTATGCCTATCACTGGAACATCTGACCTAGAGGCTTATACCTACTTAAAGGCTCAAGGCTTCGTTAAGAATAAGATTCAAGAAGACTTCCTACGTGAGGCGTCTACTGCCGAGGCTCGTCAGATTTACAACGCACGTAAAGAATACTACGACAATGCTATTACTAGCACCAACAGTATTGAGTTACGTCGCAGAGCACGTGCTAACTGGGCTAATGAGAAGAACTTCTTAAAGTCTACTTATCCATTACTGGCACAGCAGTTAGAGAACAATGATGGATACAAGGCTCTAAAGCAAGAGGCTCTTGATGATTTACGTGGTGTTGTCTATGGAGATAAAGCACCTAATAAAGAATTGCAAAAGACTTTTGCTGCAATGATTTATGAATACGATTCTGCAAGAGCAGCACTTGATGCTAATGCAGGTGCATCTACTGCATCAGAAAATCGTAGAACACAGATTAAAGAAAACTTGCGTGCCTACTTAAAGCAGATAGCGGGACAAAATCCTAATGCTATCTCTTTATATTGGAACGTATTTGATGCTCTGATTGGAGAGTAAATTGGCAAAAACAGATAAGGATAAAGACGGTTTCTATACGGGCGACCCTACGATTCCGCCAACCTTACGCGACCCTGACGACAACAATCGTGCCATCACTCCATTTAATACTGGCGCTTCTACATCAGGTGCTTCTACTGGTGAATCAGATTTCAATGTAAGTACAGCGGGCTACCGCGTGTGGGATGGCAAGAAGGAAATTCTTCTTAACGATTCAACTGCGTTAATGAAGTATCTGAAAAGTCTTGGTCCTACAACAATTAAAAGTCTAAAGCAGTCTTACAAGAGTGCTGGTTTATATGATGGACCAGTCAACGGAATTGTAGGACCATCCGATAGAATTGTTTCCCTAGTAGGCAATGCACTTCAGTATCAAGATATTCGTGAAGTTAAGAACGAAACCCTTATGTCTGGTGTTAAGGCAGCCATTAAAGATGCTGTAGCCACAGGAGCAGCGGGCACTGGTGGTGCTGCTGATACACCTAGAGCAAGTGTTACCTCTAAGGCTGCAGCCAGAGCACAGATTCAAAAAGATTTCCAGAAGTTGTTTGGGGATAATGTTCCTCAGGAAATGTTTGATGCTTACTTTGCTGAACTAAATGCTCTAGAGAAGTCTCGCACAACCAGAACTAAAACTGAAAAGGGTGTGGAAATATCTACCTATGGTGTATCTGAACAAGAACGCCAGAATCTAATAGATAAATACCTAAGACAGTTTGCTAAGTCTCGCATTGCAAATGCGGCAACAGGAGATGCTACCGCTGTAGCGGCTCTTAATAAGGGCACATTCGGTAATTCATTTACTACTTTACGTAGAGCATATCTTGATAATGGTATCCCTATGACTGAGGGCACATTGGCTGAACAGGCTTTATCAATCACTATAAATCCTGATAAGTTAAATCCAACTTTGAATCTAATTAACCTACAGGCTGGCGAATTATATCCAGCACTTAAGGAAAAGATTTCTGCTGGTTACACTGTTAAGCAACTATTGAATCCCTACATTCAAACCCGTGCAGAAATCCTTGAACAAGACCCAGATATGGTTGATTTAGTTTCTCTATCTACAGATGTAGCACGAGATAAGAATGGCTTAATGAACCTATACGACTATCAGGTATCCCTACGTAACGACCCTAAGTGGCGTTATACAAAAAACGCTCAAGATTCTATGGCGAAAGTAGCCAGAAGTCTTGCTGAGACATTTGGAGTATTAGGCTAATGGCACGTATTACTGAATCAGACGCGGGTGATTTCGCAGAGAATATCCCTTTAACTGCTGTAACACGTGCAGACCAATTAACTGCACTTGCTGCTGCTAATAAAGCAAATGCTGCTGCTACAATTCAGCAACTACAAAACTTAGGCGTGGGTGGCGGAACAGATTCACGCGCTGCTTTGATGAAACTTACATCTGGTCAGACATTAACTGATGATGAAAAGAGACTACTTAATCTCCCAGTAACTCCTACCCCTACACCAACTCCTACCCCTACACCTACTTCAAATATACCAGCACTTAATAATCGCAATCAAGTGCCAACAGAAAACCCAGGCGAAGGATATGAATGGCGTTGGGTTTCTATGGCTTATGCCAACAATAAGTATGGCGGTGAATGGCGTAAGATTAAAAAGACTTCTAATGCTCCTACTCCTGGTGCTAACAATGCACCACAAGGCGCACCTGGTGCTGCTTGGATTTGGAATGGTACTTCTTGGACTAAGCCACCAATGCCACAAGACGGAAAGATTTATACCTGGAATGATAACAATGGCTGGGTAATATCTGATATTAATACTGGTCCTACTAAGGAACAAGTGGATGCTATTGCTGCTATTGGTGCATTGCTATCTTCTTATGGTGTAGGCGACCTAACAGATGCAATTACCAATGCTGTTAAAAAGGGTTACAGCGCAGATACTATTCAGTTGATTATGCAAGACCCTAATAGCAATGACCCACTAGCCATTGCTTTCCAGAAGAGATTCCCTGCAAACAAGGCTCGTCTTGCTGCAGGTAAGGCTGTGCTAAGTGCTGCAGAATATCTAGCAGCAGAGCGAACATATGCTCAAGTATTCCAGTCCTACGGACTAGGTAGCAAGGCTACTCGTGATTACTTTAATAAGTTTATTGAGGGCGACGTATCTGCCGCTGAAGTATCTGACCGTATTTCAATTGCAGTTAATCGCGTACAAAATGCAGATGCAACTGTAAAGAAAGCACTTGCAGAATACTATCCAATGCTTAACCAATCAGACATTGTAGGCGCATTGCTTGACCCTAAGGAAGGCTTGCCAGCCCTACAACGTAAGATTCAAACTGCTGAAATTGGTGGTGCTGCACTACAGCAAGGACTTCAATTAGGTCTTGCAGCAACTGCACAATCTCTAGGTGCGTCAGCACTTGCTGACTTAGGTATCACTCAGGCTCAAGCAAGAGCAGGATTTGAGAACATTGCAGGAGTATTACCTCGTGCAGAGTTCCTATCTTCAATTACAACTGGTGATGACTACGGCAGATTGCAAGCAGAACAAGAACAGTTCCAGGGACTTGCATCAGCAAAGAGAGCAAGAGAACGTCTGGTATCAGAAGAAGTTTCTAGATTTGCAGGACAAGCAGGAACAACAAAAGTCTCCCTAGCAAAACCAACTCAGGGAGCATTTTAGAATCCTTGACGGACCGACCAGCCCCGTCAGGCGTATAAGACTGGAAGCAGAAGCCAACCCATTCCCCCTAATGGCAATTGAGGTCTGCGAACTAACAACGAATAGAAAGGGTGGTTGCTATGAGCAACAATCAATACTGGGACGACGAAGATGACGACTTTGAATCAGAGGCGTCTCTTAGCGAAAATGACTTACTTAAGAAATTACGTAAGGCTAAGAGAGCAGATGAGAAGCGCATCAAGGACCTCACTGACCAACTGGAATCATTAACAAAGGTTCAACGTGAGAAAACCGTAACCGAAGTCCTAGCAAAAAAGGGAGTAAGTCCAAAGGCTGCACGCCTAATCCTAAAAGATTTAGATGGAGATTTCTCAGAAGAATCAGTTGCAAACTGGCTTGAGGATAACGCTGAATTATTTGGGTTAAAGGTAGATGAGCCTCAACAAGACAACACTAACCTTGCTGCATTACGCCAGCAAGATATTGTCTCGCAGAGTGCCGTTACTCCCGACAGAGCAGAAGATTTTGAACTGCGTATGAACAATGCTTCAAGCGCAGAAGAACTAATCTCAATGCTCCGTTCGCAGCAGTAAACAATCCGTTCATAGTCAATAGGAGACTTAAACAATGTCTAACGCATATACAGATACCTCCAGCACCTCGCTTGGCGGTACAGTAGGTGGCGCTGGTCTAGTCCAGAAGGCGTATGACCGCCTTCTTGAGTTCGCTCTCCGCGCAGAACCACTAATTCGTTCAGTCGCAGATAAGCGCCCAGCACGCCAAGCAATGCCTGGTCAAACCGTAGTTCTACAGAAGTACGTAGACCTTGATGCTGTAACCAGCACACTAACAGAGACAACTGACCCAGATGCAGTTGCTCTAACAACACCAACATCAGTAACTGTAACTCTTAACGAGTACGGTAACGCAGTTCTTGTAACTCGTGCACTTGAGTTATTCTCACTTGCAGATGTTGACCCAGCAATCGCTAACATCATTGCGTTCAACCTAGCAGATTCAATTGACCAGGTTGCAATGACTACCCTACGTTCAGGTTCAAACAACCTTTACTCAGGTTCAGCAACAACAGTTGCTACAGTTGCAGCATCAGACACAATTGATTCAGCAGACATCCGCAAGGTTGTTGCTAAGTTGCGTTCTAACAAGGCGACCTACCGTCGCGGTTCAGAATACTGGGCAGGTATCCACCCAGAAGTTTCACACGACCTTCGTGCAGAAACAGGAAATATGGGCTGGAACTTCGTTCACGCACAGACTTCTCCATCAGTAGATAAGATTTGGGCTGGCGAAATTGGCACATATGAAGGTGCTTTCTTCGTAGAATCTCCACGTCTTTACAATGCTAAGTCAGGTGCAGACCAGACAGCACTTGCTACAACAGCAGCAACAGTTGCTGGTACATCAGCAGGTTTCACACTAGGTGTTGCATCATCTTCTGTTATCGCATCTCGCGCAGAAGTTGGCGACAAGATTGCAGGAACAGGTATCGCTTCAGGCGCTAAGATTTCTGCTATCTCAACATCAGGTTCAACAACCACAATCACAGTAGACACCGCTAACACAGGCGCTGTTACTGTTTCAACAACCATCACTGTAACTCCAGTAACTCGTGTATTCAACACAATCATTGCTGGACAACAGGCTATGGCTGAAGCAGTTGCAGAAGAGCCACACATTGTTATCGGTAACGTAACAGATAAGTTGATGCGCTTCCGCCCAATGGGTTGGTACGGCGTACTTGGCTTCGCTGTATACCGTGACGAGGCTCTATACCGAATCACTTCAGGTTCATCAATCGCTGCTAAGTAGTTGATTGACTGTAGGGCTTGGACAAAGTGCCAAGCCTTATGGTCGGTTCACTAAGGAGGAACTATGACTGACTGGACATTTGTAACACCTACCGTCCTTGAAGGACCTATTGGTGGCAATGCCCGCTTATGGGAGTTCTACCGACAGGACAGAGGCATAACTATTGTTCTGCAAACTAGCGGAACTTACAGACAAATTCGTTATCCAACCGACGATACTTTGGATACTTACCCACAAGTTTATCGTGGTGGATACAACTACACAGTAGACGATACAACTAAAGCAGCACTAATTGCGGGGGGCGTAGGTGTTACAGAATCAAACTTCACAGCACAGTAGCCATATAAGTAAGGTTCTTGAATGGGGCTTTGATGAGCACCATAACTTCAAGCCATCACTATATGGATGTGTCTTATGTGATGCTACTTCAGATACTCCATTCAAGGATGAAGAAGAGATTGAGTATGACCACATTGATTGTGGCGAAGATTGCTTTGGATGTAAAGTTAGAACACTAGAACTTAGCACTGGTGATGCTAACAGCAAAAAGAATATGAGTAATAAGAAGTTCAACAAAGAACTTGATGCCTACAAGGATGCTCGTAAGCAAGGCATACAACCTGGCGGAACTTCTATGGCAAAGATAGAAGCAGCGGTAACGGCTTCCGAAAGATTGGGCAAAGCCTATGACGGCAACTCAATGCCTTCGGCAGAAAAGATAACACCAACACTAGCAAAAACAATGAGAGAACTAGGAGCATAGTATGTCTATGAAGGGCGAAAAGTATTCATCTAAGAAGATGATGAAGAAGCACGAAAAGATGGAAGGCAAGAAAGAAAAGATGATGGAATACGGCAAGAAGAAAGCCGTAAAGAAGATGGCTATGAAGAAGATGGGCAAGAAGAAGTAAAATGGCGTATATGCGACCAAACCCAAAGGGCAAGGTTACTCCTAGTCCAAAGCCAAAGGCTAAATCATCAGATTCAGGATTACCAAGTCTTGCAGAGTTCAAGCAATCTGCAGCATATCGTTCAGGTGCTATGACTTACAAAGAGTATCTTGATTACTTTAAGTCACGTAAAGGAATGTAATGAAGAAGACTAAAGGTGCTAAGAAGGTTGCCAAAGTTATGCGTGAGTATAAGGCTGGCACACTTCATTCAGGCAAAAAGGGACCAGTAGTAAAGTCAAAGAAGCAAGCAGTTGCTATCGCACTAAGCGAAGCAGGAATGGCTAAGAAGAAAAAGAAATGAAAAAAGACCCACGACTAGAGCGAGCAGGAGTGTCTGGTTACAACAAGCCAAAGCGCACACCTAAGCACCCAACTAAGTCACACGTTGTTGTGGCTAAAGAGGGCGACAAGGTTAAGACTATTCGCTTTGGTCAGCAGGGTGTAACTGGGGACAAACAACCAACAGCAAGACAGAAATCATTTAAGGCACGCCATAAGGCAAACATTGCTAAAGGCAAGATGAGCGCAGCCTACTGGGCAGATAAGGTGAAATGGTAATGGCAGGTGAAGCAGGTAGCACATTTACTGACGAGTTAAATCGTCTTGCCAATGGTGGTGCAAGTTATCCAGGTCTAGCCTCTTACCTTGCAGATACTGGCGCAGCAAATGAATGGGCTGGTACAACAGGCAAGGCTCTACTTGGTGCTCTTAACTACAAGGCAGACCCAACACGTCAGCCTGATGAGTACAAGGGCTTAGGAGCAGTTTGTAACGAACTAGCGGGGACTACAGATTTATCACCAGTTGACGCATTAAGGAGCATCACTTCGTGACTAGCACACTCTCAAATCTTATTGATGAAGTTCTCATCAATCTCTCAGGTTACACATACCAGCAGGAACGCTCTACTTACCTGACCCAGGCTGTAACCACACTTACATCTCCATCATCTAGCCCTACCATTCTTAGCGTTGGTTCAACCGACAATATCGGTAAAGGAGTTCTAGAAATTGATGAAGAACTTATCTGGGTTGATTCTTTTGACCGCGTTGCTAACACTGCAACTATCGCTCCTTATGGTCGCGGATACTTGGGTACTACTGCAACTACTCACGCAGTAGATGCTAAGGTAACAGTATCTCCTATCTTCCCACGCTACTCAGTTAAGAAAGCAATCAACGACACTATCCGTGCTATGGGTACTCAGTTGTTTGCAATCAAGAACACAACCTTTACCTACAATGCAGCGGTAAATACTTATGGCTTTGAAGATTTGAACATTGACCGTATCCTACGTATGGACTGGCAGAATGTTGGACCTAGCGAAGAGTGGATTCCACTACGCCGTTGGGACTTTGATTCTCAGCCTGATTCATCAACCTGGGGTTCTGGTGGTCAGACTGTAACTATTGGGGACTATGTAACAGCAGGACGAACAGTTAAGGTTACTTACATTACACAGCCAGAAGTATTGGTAAATAGTTCAGATGTGTATGAAACAGTAACTGGTCTACCTGCATCATCTAAGGACGTTACAGTTCTTGGTGCTTCATACCGACTTCTATCATTCCTTGACCCAGCCCGTGCTGGTCAGATTAGCCCACAGGCTGATGAGACAGATGGCAAGCGTCCTTATGGCGCAAGTGCCTCTGCAACAAAACAACTTTATGCACTTTATACAACCCGCTTGCGCGAAGAAATTATGGCGCAACAGGGACAATATCCCCCACGAGTTCACTACAGCCGATAGGAACCTGAATGACTACACGTAAATACTCCTCTCGCTCACAGCAGTCAACACTGACTGGAGCAATCACCTCTGGTGCTACATCTATGACTGTAGTATCAGGTACTGCGCTGTTAGGTGGTGTAACAATCCCGACAGGTACTACCTTTACTTTGGTAATTGACGTAGATACCGCGCTTGAAGAAATCGTAGACGCCACCGCCGTATCTACTAATACCTTTACCATCACTCGTGCAATAGACGGTTCGTCTGCTCAAGACCACTCAGCGGGTGCAGTCGTACGTCATATGGCAATCGGTCGTGACTATCGTGATGCTAACCTGCACGCTGAAGCATCTGCTTACTACAATGATGGTAGTGGCTCAGGTCATACAATGCACGGCATTGGTTCAGGTGAGGGTGATGTAGTAGGTACTGCTAAGACACAAACTCTTACCAACAAGACTTTAACTTCCCCAACTATCTCTGACCCAACGATTACTGGTACAGCATCTGCTGGCGCAGTATTGGTCTTTGAGGGTACAACTGCTGACGCATACGAAACTACTCTGACTGTAGTTGACCCAACTCAGGATAATACAATCACACTGCCTAATACAACGGGCACAGTGGTAATTGTTGATGCAACTCAGACCCTAACCAATAAGACCCTGACCAGTCCTACTATCTCAGGTTCTCCAGTAATCACTGGTCTATCTAGCGCAGGTATGATTTCATCATCTGCTACCCCTAAAGATTATGTAGATTCAATTCTAGGCTCTGCTACCGCAGCAGCCACCTCTGCAGCCTCAGCAGCAGCAAGTGCTACAGCAGCGGCTACAAGTGCTACAAGCGCAGCAGCAAGTGCAACTTCGGCTGCTAACTCAGCAACTGCTTCAGCAACATCTGCATCTGCAGCAGCGACTTCAGCATCATCTGCAGCAACTTCGGCTAGTGCTGCAGCAACTAGTGCAACTAGCGCAGCCACATCAGCGACAAGCGCAGCGGCATCTGCTTTAACTGCAGCCAACTCAGTAGCAACAATTGCTGGCTATGCAACTACAGCATCTAACTCAGCATCTGCAGCGGCTACATCCGCTACCAGTGCTGCTGCCTCAGCAACCGCTGCTGCTACTAGTGCTACCTCTGCAGCAGCCAGCCAAACCGCTGCTGCTACTTCAGCAACTTCTGCAGCGGCTTCTGCTACTGCCGCTGCTACTAGCGCAGCATCTGCTGCGGTATCTGCAGCCAGTGCTGCAGCAGCAGTAACTACAGCAATCCAGGCAAGCATCATTGATGCTAAGGGTGATTTGATTGTAGGCTCTGCAGCAGATACGGCAGCAAGACTAGGTGTAGGAACTGATGGCTATGTTTTAACTGCAGCATCTACTGCTACCTATGGAATCCAATGGGCAGCGGCTGCAGCAACCTATACCGCTCCTACTCTTGGTACTACAACTCTTACCTCTGGCACAACAGTCTCAACAGTTGCAGCATTAACTTTAGATAATGCAACTTTGACTGGAACTCTGACTGCAGGTGCTTCTTCAGGTACTAATGGTCAGTATCTAAAATCAACTGGCACTGGTGTACAATGGGGAACTGTTGATGCTCTACCAAGCCAAACTGGAAACTCAGGAAAATATTTGACTACGAACGGCACAACCGCTTCGTGGTCAACAATCGTAACAGACCCAACTCCGTCAGTGTTTATGCTGATGGGCGCTTAAGGAGAAATAATAAATGGCAAAAAAAGTTCTTGGGCAATCAAACCCATCAGCAACAACAGCAACTACTCTATATACAGTACCTGCTTCTAAGGAAGCGGTAGTATCAAGTATCTCTGTCTGTAACCTAGCATCATCATCTGCTACCTATCGTATTGCTATCCGCCCTGCTGGAGCAACACTGGCTAACCAGCACTACCTAGCGTATGATGTAACAGTAGGTGCAGCAGATACTACCATCATTACAGTTGGTATTACTCTTGCTACTACAGATGTTATTACTGTATACGCATCAACTGCTAACTTAGCGTTCTCTGCTTTCGGAGATGAGGCTTCTGTCTAATGTCGGTTACTAGTGCAAAGTCTGGCGCAACTGGCATCAGCCTTGCGCTAGATAACAACTATATGGAACCTATCGCTACTACGCTAGTAGGTAGTGGTGGGGTTAATACGGTTATCTTTAATGATATACCGCAGACATATAAACATCTACAATTAAGGGTACTTTGTAAAAATGGTACTGGCACATATTGGGTAATTACTCAATTTAATAGCGATACTGGAAATAACTATTCTTATCACAATATTTATGGTAGTGGTTCAGCAGTTGCTGCCGAAGGATATGCGGATAAGGCAGAATCTAATACGTTCTTAAATTCATCAAGTCAGTTTAGTGCTGGTATTATTGATATATTAGACTACTCTAACACTAATAAATATAAAACATTAAGAGCGCTTGGCGGGTATGATGCTAATGGTTCTGGATATATTAGTCTTGCTTCTATTGGTTGGCGTAACACCGACCCTATAACTTCTATTAAGTTATATTCTTATACAAGTAACTTTGCACAATATTCACGCTTCTCATTATATGGAATCAAGGGGTAACTAATGGCTGCTAAAACTGGCACATACACTTTGATTGCAAGTACCACTATTGGAACAGCAACAGGAACGGTTACTTTCTCTTCAATTCCCGCTACTTACACCGATTTAGTTTTAGTTATTCAATATCAAAGTGCTGCTAATTGTGTAGCAAATATAACTTTTAATAATGATACTGGTAGCAATTATTCAACTACTTATTTAAGTGGCAATGGTACTACTGCTGCATCTGCTAGAGGTTCTAATGAAACTTCTATTGGAACTGTATATACAGGGGCAAGTTTCAATGGTAAATTGGGACAAGTAACTATTCAAGTACAAGACTATTCAAATGCTACTACATATAAAACAGCAATTAATCGTACTTCTTCGGCTGGTGGAGAAGCAACTGCAACTGTTGGACTATGGCGTTCTACTGCTGCTATAAATCGTGTAGATGTAACAGGTACAAGTGGTGCTACATTTGCATCTGGCTCCACATTCAAACTCTATGGCATAGAGGCGGGAAATAACTAACTATGGCGCTACAACTATTTAAGATTGCTGATACTACGGTTGCTACCCCACAGGCTAGTATAGATTTTAGTTCCATACCTAGTGGATATACTGATTTATATTTAGTCTTATCTGGTCGTTCAACTACTACGGTTGACTATTGTGAAGTAAGATTTAATGGTGCAAGCACCAATCTTTCAGGTAGGTATTTATATGGAAGTGGTGCTGCTGCTGCATCTGGTACTTTTCAACCTTTTATTTATATGAACTCAAGTGGTAATACTTCTAACTCATTCAGCAATTCAAGCGTTTATATCCCTAACTATACTAGTAGCAATTACAAATCCGTATCAATAGATAGTGTTTATGAAAATAACGCTACTACTGCATATTGTAATTTACAGGCTGGTTTATGGTCTAGCACTTCTTCAATAAATCAAGTTACTTTAGTATGCACTGGTTCTAGTCAAACCTTTGCTGCTGGTTCAACTGCTACCCTATACGGAGTTCTATAATGGCTATTAGAAGTCTCAAGTCTGGCTCATTCAGCCGAAGTGCTCAGGTTGGCAATAGCATTATCCTGCCTGGAGATTATGAATCTATTGCTACTGCCGTTGGTACAGGTTCTAGTAATACTATTACTTTTACTTCCATACCTAGTACATTTACTCATCTACAAATTCGTATGGTGGCAAGCAATACTAATGCTTCAACGGCTTGGTCAGGTTTGCTTGTTAGATTTAACTCAGATTCTGGAGCAAACTACGCAATCCATTATGTTAGAGGCGGTGGCACAGTGGCTAGCGCAGGTAGTGGAACCGCTCAAACTTCGGCATTTATTGATAACGTGGTAAGTCGTTCAGGTAATACTAATACTTTAGCCACAACAATTATTGACTTGCACGATTACGCTTCTACAAATAAGTATAAAACTCTTAGGGCTATTGGTGGAATTGACTTAAATGGTTCAGGAGTTATAAACTTTAATTCTGCATTATGGTTAAACACTGCTGCAGTTACCTCTATTAGTTTAGTCGCTGAGCAGGACAACTGGACAACTACTTCTAAATTTGCACTTTACGGAATCCGAGGTTAACTATGGCAGCAGGTAGAACATATACCCCGATAGCAACTACTACGCTTAGTAGCGCAAACGACACAGTAACTTTTTCATCTATTCCAAGCACTTATACAGATTTAATATTGATTTCTAATGTCGTGCCAACTTCAAGCCCTTATTTATTCTATCGGATTAACTCTGATAGTGGCACAAATTACTCACGCACTACGCTTTATGGCACTGGCTCATCTGCTGGTTCAAGCAGATTTTCCAACGAAACTTATGCCTATATTTCAACTTCAACAGTAAGCGGAATTAGCACCTGTATCACTCATTTTGAGAATTATTCAAATACAACTACTTATAAAACCCTTTTAAGCCGTTGGTCAGATGCAGGCAATAACGTTGCCGCAGTAGTTAATTTATGGCGTTCTACTTCTGCAATTAACAATATTGTAGTAACTACGACTGGTTATTCAACCTTTGCAGCGGGTTCAACCTTTACACTCTACGGAATTGCGGCGGCATAAACTATGAGTTATACATATTCTAAAATCGCAAGCGTAACTGTAGGCTCAGGTGGAGTAGGCAGCATTGACTTCTTGGCTATACCGCAGAATTATACTGACTTAGTATTAAAAGTAAGCGCAAGAAGCAATCGTTCTCCTCAGTCTTATGAAACATTATATTTTTCAATTAATGGTTCAAACTCTAATGCTACCTTTAGGGAATTGTTGGGTGATGGTGCTTCAACGTATTCGCAATCAGGCACTGACCCTGACTTCGGACAAGCACCTGGCAATGGTGGCACTGCCAATACATTTGGTAATGCAGAAGCCTATTTCCCGAACTACTCGGGTTCAACCTATAAATCATATAGCGCAGATGCGGTATCTGAAAACAATGCTACTACTGCTTGGAGTTCTTTAGTTGCTGGGTTATGGTCACAAAGCGCACCAATTACAAGCATTAGAGTTCGTCCAGGAGTGGGAACTCTTTTATTGCAATACAGCACAGCAACCTTATACGGGATAAAGGCGGAAGTATAATGGCATCTATCAGTCTTAAATATAAAAGCAAGAATGGTAACCTGACTGCTCCAGGTGATGCAGACCCAGGCGCTATGATTCCTATTGCTACTGTTACAGTTGGTAGCGGTGGTAGTTCAACTATTACCTTTAGTAACATTCCACAGAACTATGAACATTTACAAGTTAGATTAATTGCTAAACAAGACTATGGTAGCGGTACTGCAGATTATTCAAACTTAAATGTGCGATTTAATTCCGATAGTGGCTCAACAAAGGCTTCACACCGTTTAAGCGGCAATGGAAGTACTGCTAGCGCTGGAGCGTCTACCACAGATACTTATGGTCGTTTAGGTTATCAAACAGTTCCAAATACTTGGTCAGGATTTGCTAATGTGTTTGGTGTTGCGGTTATTGATATTTTAGATTATGCAAATACTTCTAAATATAAAACTACTCGTTCACTTGCAGGATTTGATGGCAATGGATATGGATATATAAACCTAAATTCATCAGTCTGGCAATCAACATCTGCTATTACTCAAATTGACTTTACTCCTGATTTACCATCATTTACTCAATATACCACCTTTGCCCTATACGGTATCAAGAGAGCAGGTGCATAATGCCACTACCATCTACTATGACCCCGATTGCTACTAATACCCTAACTGCAAATTCTGGAACAGTAACATTTTCTAGCATACCACAGGGATATACTGATTTAATATTAATTACTAATTCTAAAACAACCAGTGGTGGCAATTTAACAATGCAACTTAATTCGGATACTGGTACTAATTATTCTATGACCGAAGTATATGGTGATGGAAGTACAGCAGCAAGCAATAGAAATACAAGTCAAACATCTATGTCTATTGCTAGATATGGTAATCCAGATACAGCAAATTTTAACTCAGTTAGTATAAGTCACATTATGAACTATGCTAATTCAACTACATATAAAACTGTATTGACTAGAGCAAGCAATGCTAATACAGGACAAGGAGCAGACTTAACTGTATGTCTATGGCGCAGCACTGCTGCTGTAACTACAATTAGTGTATCGTCTGGAACTTTTGTTATAGGTTCTACATTCACCCTATACGGCGTAAAGGCAGCATAACTATGGCTAATATGATTCCTATTCAGACAGTTACCGTAGGTAGTGGTGGGGCTAGCAGTATTGATTTCAATAACATTCCACAGATTTATACCGATTTAGTATTTAAAGTATCTGGTAGAAACTCTTCTACTGGTGCAAATAATTTTCTGTTTACTTTTAATGGTTCTACTTCATCATTCACATTGCGTCAATTATATGGAACTGGTGCAGCAGCAGGTTCAACCACAACACCTGCACGTTATGCTGGTGAATATACTGGTACAGATATGACTACATCTACATTTTCTAGTGTAGATATCTATATTCCTAATTATACAAGTAGTAACTATAAATCTTATTCAGTAGATGACGTAACAGAAAATAATGCAACTACTTCTTATGCTGTATTGTCTGCAGGTTTATGGTCTAATACTGCACCAATTACATCTATTAGTCTTGCGCTAACAGGCGGAAGTCTAACACAATACTCTTCGGCTACTCTCTACGGTATCCGTAAATACTAACAACAACAACTAAGGAGCAACAACAATGACCGACACCAAAATTGTCGTAAACTGTGAGACAGGGGAAACTCAAGTAGTTACTCTTACCGCAGAAGAAATCGCACAGCGTGAAGCAGATGCAGCAGCATTCGCTGCAGAGCAAGCAGAGCGTGAAGCAGCAGAGGCTGCAGCAGCAGAAGCAAAGGCATCTGCACAGGCTAAGTTAGCAGCACTAGGACTTACTGCTGACGAAATCGCAGCACTATCTAAGTAATAAACAAAGGGGACGATAATGATAGGACCGAAAGAAACCGTTGCACTTGCTTGGTGCGACAATGGAACAGTAGATGGCAAGTTTGCCGAGGGGCTAATGAACGCCACCATCACTGGCGCAGCCAATGGTATGCCTATTCACACATCAATTCGTGTGCAAGGTAATCAGATTGGTCGTCAGCGTCAGGTGGCATTTGACCACTGGGCAGATAAAGTCAAAACTGACTGGCTACTATGGGTAGATTCAGACATTGTTCTGAGCCTAGATGTAATAGCAAAGTTATGGCAGACAGCAGATAAGAACCTACGACCTGTCGTAAGTGGAGTTTACTTCATCTCTAAGGAGAATGAGGGAACTCTTATGAAACCTTATCCTGTTCTATTCAATGACGTATCTGAGTTCCAGATTCAATACGTTCACCCACTACCTGATAATGAAGTTATCAAAGTAGATTGTGCTGGCTTTGGTCTTGTCTTAATGCACAAGTCAATCATCCAGAAGATGCGAGATAAGTTCCCTGGCGAATCTATGTTCCTAGAAACTGGTGGCTCATCTGATGATGAGTTTATTGGTGAGGACATTATCTTCTTCAGAAAGATGAAAGCAGCAGGAGTTCCACTGCACGCACACACTGGGGCAAGAGTTAAGCATATGAAGCGTTTTAGTCTGGACTATGACTACTACGCAATGTACTGGACTATGCAATCAATGCAAGAGAAATTCAAACAACAAGGCTAGGAGAATAAGTGGCTGGTCGTGATATTACCGAGGGTCGTTCCAGTAGAGCGATTGCGGTTGACGTTGGTGTAGTAGCAACTAATGCTATTTGGCAGAACACAGATATTGCTTACGATACTGCTATCGGTGGTATGCCATTTATCTATGCCATTAGTGATGCTAAACCATATATCCGACAGACTGCCCCTTTCAAGAAAGAGCAGTTTGATAACCAGACAGAACCAGGTGAGCAGTCACTTACTGGTTGGTGGATTAGAAGCCAGTCATCATTCCACTATGGAGATGGCATTACATTCTATGACCCAGCAACTACTACAACTAACTCACCTGAACATTACCGCTATGCGGAATCTAAAGGTGTGGATGTTTGGACCCCAGGTCAAGTAACTCTACTTAACAATGTAACTCAAGAACACATTACAACTGGTGCACTTAATACCAACGGGCGAGCAAATCAAACCTTACGCTCTATCCAATGGAATGGCACAAGTGGTGTCTTGCTTCGTGATGAATATGACGTAGACAAGGTTGCTGCTGATGGAACTGTTACCCACTTCATTGACTACAACGCAGGAACTGACGACAAGGTTTATGCTATCTGTGATGATGGAACTACAGCCTTTTGGCTTACCAATGATAATGCTTCAGGCAAGTTAGAAGTAAACAAGAAACTCTTAACTGGCGACGCATCAACTTCTGCAACTGTAATGTTTACTTCTCCTGGCATTACCGTAACTAATGGTGTTATGGAATTCGTCAAAGAACGTATTGTTATGTGTGCTAACGAAAAGGTATATGAGTTTGCACCTACTGCATCTGCATTACCTACTGCTTTATATACGCATCCATCTACATCTCACATCTATACCAGCATTGCAGCATCTGGTACTGCTATCTATGTATCTGGTTACAATGGTATCCAGTCATCTATTACAAGATTTACATTACAAAGCAATGGAACAATGCCATCCTTATCTTCTGCGGTTACTGCTGCAGAATTCCCTGTTGGTGAAATCGTACATAAGATTCACTACTACTTAGGCTATATGTGTATTGGAACCAATAAGGGTATCCGCATTGCTACTGTTGATGATGCTGGTTCTATTAACTATGGACCACTAATCGTACAAACATCTCAGCCTTGCTATGACTTTGCATCTCGTGACCACTACATCTGGTGCGCTACATCTGTAGAGGGTGAGCCAGGTGTTATCCGTATTGACTTAAGTGCGGAAGTAGAACCACTACGTTTTGCCTACGCCAATGACCTTTACTATGGAACTGGTTCAACTAGCCACGTTACTACTGCTTGCGCCTTTGCTGATGGTACTGACCAACTATGGTTTACATCAGCAGCAGTTACCGTTGGTGGAACTATTACCAATAAGCAGATGACTTCAGGTGTGGCTACTCTGACTACATCTAGTGCACATAACTTAGTTGCTGGAAATTCAATATGGGTTCAAGGTGTTGATTCAAACTTCAACTCAACCAATACTCCCTGGACAATTACCTCAGCAACCACAACTACATTTACTTACACATCAGCAGTTACTGCAACTGTTGCATCTACTGCAGTTACTTCAGCGGTAGCGTTAGCAAATGTTACTGGCTATGCTTATGGAGAAGATGAATCAGAACTTATAGCATCTGGTTATCTACAGACTGGATACATTCGTTATCAAACCTTAGAGCCTAAGAACTTTAAGAGACTTGTCGCTCGTGGCGACTTTACCTATGGCTCTATGACTTTAGAAACTGTTGATGCAGATGGTAATGAATACGACCTAATCTCATACGATTCAACAGTTCCACCTATTGAAGTAACTACATCTCAGCCACAGGCTGCACAAGAATATCTTGCATATAAGTTCTTGCTATATAGAGATGGAGATGACGCTTCGCTTGGTCCTATTATGAAGGGCTATCAGGCTAAAGCAACTATCGCTACCCCGCGTCAGCGAATCCTTAGATTTCCTGTCTATTGCTACGACGTAGAGACAGATAGATACAACGTACAAGTTGGATACGAGGGCAGAGCCTTTGACCGTATCGGACAACTTGAAACCATTGAAGAGAATGGTGACGTAGTAACTTGGCAGGACTTGACTACTGGCGAATCACGTCAGGTAGTTATTGAACAAACATCATTCACTCGTCTTACTCCACCTGACCGAGGCTTTACTGGTTATGGTGGCGTAATTGAAATTACTATAAGGACCGTATAACAAATGACCTTTGCAACGTGGGCAGGTATTGCCGTATCCGTAATGACTATCATAGGTGGCGTTGGTGCTGCTATTAGATTCTTAGTTAAGCACTATCTCTATGAACTTAAACCTAATTCAGGTAGCAGTATGAATGACCGCATTGCAAGGTTAGAAACCAGACTAGACGAGATATATAAATTCTTATTGGAGAAGTAAATGGGACAAAGAGAAGACTTCTGCTTTACAGCAACTCAAGAAGTTGGAACCAAAGAGAAGCCAGCCAACTCTAACAAGGTTAAGTACAACAATAACAACGGACAATTCTGGTGTGGTTACTTTGTTGACTGGTGTGCCAAGCAGGTAGGACTTAAGATTCCTAGTTGTGTCTATACCCCAGCAGGAGTAGCAGGGTTCCAGGGTAAGGGACAATGGTGGAACATTTCTACCAAGAAACCTGAGTATGGTGATATTGTTTTCTTTGACTTCCCAGATGGGGCAAAGGTAGACCACGTAGGTATCGTCATTGAAGTTCTTGATGACGGCACACTCATCACGGTTGAAGGCAATACGACTGAGGATGGAAAGACTGGTTCGCAAAGCAATGGCGGATGTGTTGCCAAGAAGGTTCGTGCTTATAAAGCCAACAATAAGCGCAAACTACCTGTCTATATCGTTGGCTTCGGCAGACCGAAATGGAGTAAGAAATGAAGTTAAACAAAAAACAAATCGCTGTACTTAAGTCATACTTTCGTGGCGTATTGGTATCAGCACTGACCCTGATTGCCTCTAATGCACTGGGCTTTGACCCAGTAATCGCTGCAGTCCTAGCCTCTGTAGCGGGTCCTGCTGCCAAAGCACTTGATAAGCAGGAAACAGAGTTCGGAGTAGGCTCCGCAGAATAGCCCTTTTAAGGCTCTAGACTGGCGATTTCAGCCACTTAGACCCCCTGACCTAGTAAAGATACTGGGTTGGGGGGTTCTTTTTTGTTTTGTAGGGGTTTAGTTATCGGCGTGTCGTGCACGCCTTGACCCAACATTCAGTTCAGTCTATGTGTATAATTAATATATAATAATAAATAATATAATATATATAGGGGCGGAGCCCCTTATATAATATATATATAATATAATATATATACAACTACATAGAATTACTTAAGCCCCTCGTTGAGCCATCTCCTGTCCTCCGAGGGGTTTAAGTAGTAACAGAACAGGAGAAAAGATGATTCAACTTGGCGACTACAAATTGCCTGGACATATTTCGTACTCAGCCTTTACAACTTACCTGACTTGTGGGTATCAGTATTACTTAGGCAGATTGCTACAACTACCTGAAGAACCTAGCGTGTGGTCTGCTGGTGGTCGTGCGTTTCACGCAGCGACAGAAGAGTGGGACAAACTAAATGACTAACCTATGGGCTGAGGCTTGGGCTAAAGAAACTAAAGATATAGATTTAACTAATGCTCGCGTCGCTGGACGCGCCACTAAGATTAATCCTAATAAGGAAGATGCTACTTGGTGGAATACTCAAGGACCTATTTGGGTAGAGCAGTACATCCTATGGCGTAAGAATAATCCTGATTGGAAAATCTGGAGAACACCGCAAGGTGAGAGAGCCATTGAACTAGAACTCAATCCCGTAATCGCAGACGTGCCTGTGAAGATGGTGATTGACCGAGTGTTTGAGGTTAACGGAGAACTTGTGATTCTTGACCTTAAGACTTCGGCACGCAGACCAACATCATTCCTACAACTTGGGTTTTACAAGATTGGTTTGGAACAGACGTTTGGTATATCAGTTAATCTAGGAAACTACTGGATGAGCCGTGAGGCGGGGACAGGAGAGATGATTGACTTAAGTAACTATACCTACGACACACTAGAGTTTATGGTGGCTGGCTTTGATAAGGCTCGCAAGTCTGGTATATTTCTACCGAATCTATCCAGTTGCAGTTTCTGTGGACTAACAGAACATTGCACATTTACGAAAGAGAAGTAATGAATATCAATTACAACATCTCAGGTCAGGACATCCTTGTTGCCCTAGACCTGAAAGTAATTACAAAGGCTGAAGCAAGAATGTTGCTTGGCAATCTAACTACACAGGAGGAAGCAAGTGAGTAACGAAGACTGGAAACTACAGGTTTCTTACAAGACCCCAGCAGGGGATATGATTAACATTCGCGCTAACACTGCTGATGAACTATCAGTATTGCTAGAGGGTATTGGTGATTACTCACCACAGATTGCAAGCGTTCAGCGTCTAGTAGTTGCGGCATACAATGTAGCCCCCCTGCAGACAACCGCTTCCACGCCAAGCACTCCGCCATTCACATCCTCCGCTCCAACCCAGGCGGCAACTCCCGCACCTACAAGTTCTACTAATCCAACTTGTGTACACGGCGCACGTATCTTCCGTAGTGGAGTATCAAAGAAGAACGGTCAACCTTATGCGTTCTGGGCTTGCCCTCAACCACAGGGTGCTGACCAATGTAAACCAGTAAACTAAGTTTCCAGTTTGGGGACTGGGAAATGGGGGTCGGGCTACTTCGGGAAGCGTAGCCTTACCCCCAAACTCATAGATAGGAGAAACAATTGAGATTTATTAGAACACATAACGATATGTCTTGGGACTTTGGTATCTACATTACCAACTGGGGACATCCAATCGCTAACGAATGGGAAGTTGGAATTAACTTCGGCAAGTGGTCATTTGGAATTGAGTTATACAAATGAGAACTGAAGATATTTGTGAGTGGTGTGGCAAGAAAGAATATCACAACTCTGATGATTGCAAACTAATAAGTTTAGCCCGTATTGCTAAAGCATTAGAAAAGATTGCTAGGGGGCAGAATTGAGAACCCTCGTCCGTAGCGTAGGCAGAGCAGACATTGGTGGAGAACCATTGCCCTCTGTATTCAAAGCATTTGATAACCATAAGATTATATTTCGTAGGGCAGAAGTATCTATGTTGGCAGGAACTCCTGGCGTAGGTAAGTCAACACTAGCCCTAGCATTAGCACTTAATATGCGTGTGCCAACGCTATATATCTCAGCAGATACTAATGCACATACAATGGCTATGCGATTAGCCTCAATGATTTCAGGTAAGAACCAATCAGATGTAGAACATCTATTACAGAATGATGTTGGTTGGACTAAGGCAACACTCTCGCGGGGTTCACACATTGTGTGGTCGTTTGAATCTAGTCCAACCTTACAAGATATTGATGAAGAGGTTCAAGCCTTTGAAGAACTATGGGGTTGTCCACCTGTGGCTATCTTCGTAGATAACCTAATGGATATTGCAACTGATGGTGGCGAAGAGTTTGCCTCAATGCGTGCGATTATGAAAGAGTTAAAGTTCTTAGCAAGACATACCAACGCAGGTATCATTGTCTTACACCATACATCTGAAGCAGTAGAGGGTAGACCTTGCCAGCCACGTTCTGCATTACAGGGTAAGGTCGCACAACTTCCAGCATTAATTGCTACACTTGGTGTTGTGGGAACTTCAATGGCTGTATCACCTGTGAAGAACCGCTATGGAAAAGCGGATGCCAATGCTAACTTAAACGTATGGCTATCCTTTAATCCTGAGTATATGTATATGGCAGACTTACCTGAAGCGAACTAGGAATAGAAATGATTAGAGAAGAAGAAGACGATATGACCCAAGAAATGCGTGCGAATATTATGGCGCAAGCAGACTTGATGTTAAGAGATAAGTTAGGTCGTATCATTAATAAGATATTGGCAGAACGTCCAGCAGTAACAGACCAATACACCACAGGTGTAGTTGATGGACTAGAGTGGGCAGTGCGTATTATCTCTGGAGATAAGAGCGCGTCTTGACCCACGAAGAATTGCTAACTAGAGTTAATGGAAATATAGTTCATTTTTATGGTGGCTTTGGTCATAATATAGATGCAGGTAATATGTTTAATGCCCTGCGTGCAGTAGTGGAATTGCATAAGCCATTTATGGGAAATACTTTAGAATTATGCAAAGAGTGCAGTCAACTCAGGAAAGTTGATGACCCAGTAATTACTTATCCTTGCCCAACTATTCAGGCTATAACTAAGGAACTTAATGGCTAATCCCAATGGGCGCAAGGGTGCTAAGTGGGAGACTGACCTACTTAAATACTTTCGTAAGTTAGGTATTTGGACTGAGCGTCTAACCAAAGCGGGAGCCAATGATGAGGGCGACCTTGTTGCTATGATTGCAGGTAAGACCTACATCTTTGAACTTAAGAATGTAAAGAAGATGGACTTGCCTAAGTTTTGGGAAGAAGCACAGGTTGAAGCAAAGAATTATGCTAAGGCTAGAGGATTAGAACAAGTACCACCTCACTATGTTATAGTCAAGCGTAGGAATGTAGGAATTGAAAAGGCTTGGGTTATTCAAGACTTAAGTCATTGGTTAAAGGAGACAGGAGATGTTGAAAATTGATAACGACTTGCCAAGTATCAAGGAAATCCTTGAACACTATGGAGCAAAACTCAGAAGCACACACGGACAGGTTAACCTTAAGTGTCCCTTTCACTCTGATACACACCAGTCTGGAAGTGCAAATCTTGATAAGAACATCTTCATCTGCTTTGCGTGCGGAGTACAAGGAAATAGTTTACAAATAATTTCAAGACAGGAAGGTATAGATATACGTGAAGCAAAGTCATTCGCAGAAAGAATTGTTGGGACGAGCAACGGAACGATACGCGGAAAACATTTATCAGGCGGAAGCCTACCTAAAGCAAAGAGGAATTCCTCTAGAGGTAGCACGTCTGGCACGATTAGGCGTAGTCGCGGAGCCTGAGACAGGACACGAAGCCTTTGTTGGTAGGTTATCTATCCCTTATGTAACCAAGACTGGTGTTGTAGACCTACGTTTTAGGTCGCTAAACCCTGCAGTTGAGCCTAAATATATGGGGCTGACTGGTGCAGAGACCAAGATGTATAACGTCCTTGATGTTGAAAAGGCTGGAGATTTTATAGGAGTATGTGAGGGTGAACTGGATACACTTACTATGTCTGCTTGCATTGGTATACCTTGCATTGGAGTACCAGGTGCGAACAGTTGGAAGCGACACTACACACGATTGCTTGCAGACTTTGAGAGAGTGTTCGTCTTTGCTGACGGAGACCAACCAGGCACAGAGTTTGCCCGTAGTCTTGCCCGCGAACTGCCAGTTACTATCGTCCAACTACCTGACGGAGAAGATGTTAATTCAATGTATGTGCAACACGGGGCAGAATACATCAGGGCTAAGGTAGAACTTAATGGATGAATACTTCTGCGAAGAATGTAAACAACATTTTGAAACAGCATTTGATATGGTAGACCATCACATACCTGAAGATGAAGATGAGTTTGACCCAGCAATAATCTTGCCCAATGGATATAGATTAATGGTTGGTTCACTACTTAGATTTTTCTATGAGTATGCAGATAATCCAGAACAAATAAGACAAATTACACAATCTACTTATGTTACACTATTCGCTGCTGAACACGATTCAGATGTCCTTGAAGATATGATAGAAGACGTAGTAGTAGATTCAGAGATGTTGCGCTTTGAAGATAGTCTTAAGTCATTATTAGAGGGGAAGTTTAATGAGCCAGAAGAGGGCGGAGAATGAGGAAGTATGGCAGATTATCCAGTATTTGATGAACTTAAATTTGAAAGTCATACACTACGAGAAACAGGAAAAAACTCTGATGGTAACTCTAGAGTTTCCACTTCTTTCAACAAAGATGTAGAAGATATTATGTCCGAACTTTCTTTCTTACTGATTAGTAAGCATCAAGATTACGGACCAAAGAATATATCTGAAGCACCTGGTGGTGCTATCAATGGATTGCTTGTGCGTATGCACGACAAGATGGCACGATTAAAGAACTTGCATTACAACAATAAGTCTGCTAACTATGAATCAATTGAAGATACATATAAAGACTTGGCTAACTACGCCGTCATTGCATTGATGGTGCTAAGAGATAAATGGGATAAGTGATAATTCAACTAACCAAAGATGAAGTTCGTGTCTGCACTCTGCTTGCGGTAGAGCGTTGGCTCACCAAGTTTGGTTCGGTTGACCGACCTAACTATGCAGCAGGTAAAAGACTAGGTAAGTTAGAGCCAGAGATTAACGCTAACATCAGAGCGAATGTTGCTGAGTGGGCAGTGGCTAGAACATACAACCTACAATGGTCGGTCCCCTGGTATCCTAATGAATACCACAAGCAACGCAAGAATATATCTGATGTCGGAGACTTAGAGATACGAACCGTTCGCACCCAAGATTCAATTCCATTCTGGAAAAAAGATATTGGTAGAACAATTGTTGGTGTTAAAGTTTTAGATGAGGAGTATTATTCTCAAGTAGAAATTTATGGCTCATTCAAAGCAGATGATTATATGAACGACAACTATTACAAAGCAGACATAGACGGATGGCGAGTGCCGATTGAGCAGATAAAAGGTATTGAAGCGGATGAATTGGGATGAAGTAAAGAAGTGGGAATACATTGTAGATAGTGTTGCCATTGAATACCATAGGAAGTTTGATATGGTAGAAGTCTCTGACCTAAGACAGAACCTCTGGCTTTGGTTTGCTGAACATCCTAACAAACTTAAAGATTGGGTTGCTATCGGTGAACGAGATGCAAAGAACTTAATCTATAAATCTTTACGCAACCAAGCAATTGATTACTGCCAGAAGTGGAAAGCAAAAACTATTGGTTATGATACAGGCGACTTGTATTACTATGCGCCTGAAGTGGTAGAAGCAATTCTCCCTGCGGTCTTACGACAAGAGTATGGTGTTCAACATAAACTAAACTTAGGTCGTATCGGTAGACCCACCGCTCCATCTGAGGGTGGCAATATGATGGTGCTTATGCTTGAGATAGACTACGCATATTGGAAACTATCTAAAGAAGATAGAAAGATTATCTTTATGAAGCACGCTCAGACTTTAGACTTCAAAGAGATAGCAAACCTATTGAGTTTAGGCTCAGAAGATAGTGCTCGTATGCGTCACAGACGCGCTATCAATAGGTTAATTCGTAGGTTGGGTGGGCATAAGCCATACATTGACCACGATACGGAAGCCTCCGCTCCCCCTGACGAAGAGGATGATTACTAAACTTTACATTTATTGCAGTAAGGTTTACCACCGCGCTTCGCGCCTCGTCTTTCAAATACTTCCTTGCACTTTGGACATACTAGTTCAATCATCTTATCCCCCTGTTGAATAAAACCCAGAGCCTTTGAAATGCACAGGGTTCGCTGTATAAATTCTGGTCATAGGTGCGCCACAAGTTTCGCACATTGGTTGTTCGTGTCCAACAGGTAGTTGTAACTCCTGTCTTATCCCCTCACCTGGACACTCGTAGTCATACGTTGGCACTATATCTCCTCGTCTATTGGTGTAGGTGCGGTGGCTATTGCGCCACATACAATACAAGTTTGCTTAAGGTCATACCAACCTACCGCCCTTGTCTCTGTATCCCACATAACATTTAGTTGCCACATCTTGCTACCGCATACGCATACCATTACAGGTTTGCCTTGTAAATCTAACATCAGTAATGTCCCGTTCTTAAATGGTAAACCCAAGCCTTGCAGGGAGACCCATTATAGCGGTGTTCAATATACTGATACGCTCTGAGTATCTGTATCGCAGGGTCGCTTGATGTCTCACTTAAGACCTGACCAATACCATAAGCACTTGACTTAGGGTTATCTGCTAGGTGGTCAAACCTACTCTCTGCGGTAAATAGTTTCTCAATGCAAGTCCAATGCTGACCACGCCAACCATAGCCAGCCCAAGCAAACTCCCTAGCCATATCTTTGTTGGCTTGTTTTTCTGCCATAGTTGCTTTCGTTCTTGCCTTGATAATCGGTATCTTTATGGGGATAATTTTTTCTGGCGTTTCTATTAAGGGTGCTGACCACACCCAAATCAACGCCACAATAAATGCAATTACCATTGGCTTTCGTTCTTGCATTAAACACCTGAGTTTCTTCTTCTGCTTAGTCTGTTTAAGCCAGCCTTGAGCCAGCGTTCGTTGTAGTAGCGGTCATTGGCACGCTTACCTAACATTCTGCGTCTATCTGAGAACAACATACCGCCCCAAATACTACCAGCGTGTAGGTTATCAGTCTTAAGCCCCTCTGCGAGGCACTCTTTACGGACGGGACACGCCGAACAATACTCAAGTGCTACCGATACACGCAGGATAGTCTCTGCTCGTTCGTCAGGTTGGCTAGGTAATGGGTAGTCATACCACCATAGGTTAGGGTCATAGTGTCGCTGGCACTCTGCGTCCTTATGCCAAGTCGGTAACTTCTCTACGCTATCAAACATTTCTATACTTCCAATTCTCCCAATAGAATTTTAATTTGGTTCGGTATCTAATCAGTAAAGCCACCGCAACCACTAAGGTTGCTATGCTCACTTAACCAACTTTAAGTTACTTGTCGGTAATATATTAACTGCATTACCCCAAGTGGTATCTGTGAATTGTTTCTTAGAATAACTTTGGTTCTCGTATAGCCACTCGTCTTGCGCCAGCAATGACCAATTCTGGAAGTCTTCTGGTATCACAATGGTATCATCTAAGAATACATTGACCACTTCAACACCCTTAAATTCGTAGGTTACTTGATATACCTTGCTCACATTATGCTCCTTACCATTTGCTCATCTTCACAACTGCCACATATGCCACGCCATATCTCATCAAGCGGGGTGTTATGCCCACAACTACGGCAAGGCACGCACTCGCACTCATCATCTAGTTCGCACGCTTCACACATTGGCTTGCTCTTCTCTCACTCGCTCTAAGTATGCGTCCATTGCTAGGTTAGCGTGCAACTTCTCGCTCTCTTCTTGTTCTATCTCTGCGTCTGCGTCTCCTACTAGGTCGGCTACTGCATTTACAAATTGCACATCAACGTATTTGTCGTTATCAAATAGTTCTACTGCTCGTTGCCATACTCCCGCCTTAGTTTCAAAGGCTTCCGACCCTATCCATACCGCCATAATCTCCTGCTCAGGGTCGTAGGTTTGGTATAGCAACTCAACCACTCGTCTAACTTTCATTTCATTTCTCCTATCTCAAACGAATATAAATCTTCATCACACTTCGGACATTGTGCATAGTATCCGCGTGTTACTTCTTCAAACGATACTTCTTCGTGGCATTTGTTATGCACTTTCATTACTCTTCCCCCATTACTTTACCCTTAGCAACTACCACTAGAGAGTGGCACTCGTCATTGAAGTCTTGCAAATCTGCGCGGTCAAATACTCGCACCGCTTCTTGCCATATCTCATTAGGTAGTTCTTTATCTAAGATGAATTCGTATTGTGTCTTGTCGTTCCACGCTATCATCAGTTCATCTTCGTCTGAATATGCGCTGAGTAATTCTTTTACCTGTGATACTTTCATTAGTTGTCTTCGCTTTCCGTTGCTTCTACTTCACCAATATCTTCTAATTCAAATACGAAATCTCCAAGTTCATCAGAAATTCTAGGGAACATCTCATTTAATAC